ATCAAAAAAAATACATAAGATCATTAATAGAGGACGAAATCATATTCTGCACCGGTCCTTCTGGCACTGGCAAATCTTTTATTGCTGCCGGTATTGCTTCTGAACACATTAGAAAGGATAAGATAGATTCAATTATTGTAACTAGACCTTTAGTTTGCACTGGTAAAGATTTGGGTTCTTTACCTGGAGAGATTAGCGACAAGATTAAACCTTATCTACAACCAATGGAAGAAAATCTTAGATTCTTTTTGGGAAGAGATTGGTTTGGCCAATACTTCAACCAAAGAAGAATTAGATTTGAACCACTTGAAACCATGAGAGGTTCTACTTTTCATAACTCCTATATGATTTTAGACGAAGCTCAGAATTGTACTCTTGAACAAATTAAGATGTTCATCACAAGAATGGGCCAAAATTCTAAAGTTATTATAAACGGTGATACTAAACAAACAGATCTATACGATAGAAGCGGTTTATCATATTGTATAGAAAAACTATCTGACATGGAAGGTGTCGGAATCTGTAGATTAGAGTATTATGACATACAGAGGAACGGTATTTTAAGGTCAGTATTAAACGCTTTGGAAAACTAATATGCTATATGACTATGGATGTGAGGTGTGCAACTATCAAATGATAGATGTACACCAATCAATAAAGGATGAACCATTAACAAGGTGCCCAAGGTGCGGAGAGAATGGTCTACACAGAGTAATATACGGTGGTCTTGGTCATTTTGTTAAAGACGTAAGAACGATAGGACAGGCAGCGGATAGTAACTGGAAAAAGCTTGGACATTATAAACGTTCTGAAATTGAATCCCAGTCAAGCGCAACAAAGAGAGAGCGGGAGGAAACTTCCGCTTTCTCATCTGCTGGAAGTGCTACAAAAAAAGAAATAAACAAAATGACTACAGAGCAAAAAACTAAATATATAATGACAGGTGAAAAATGAAATATATAGAGAAACTATCAACAAGCGACTTGGAAAGAGAAAAAATTCAAGAAGAATATAATAAGCAAGGGAAGACTGTTTCTTCCCCAAAGGAAAAAGTTTTTGCTAAGTTTACAGAAGTTAATGTTGGCAATGATAAAATACAAAAAAAGTACTATGTAATAACCAACAACAACTGTCTGTACGATCCTTATGGAATAGATTCTCATAGAGAAAGAACACTTAGGACACAATTAAAGTCAGTTTCAAAACAAACCTTTGATTATTATATGATGTATCTACAAAGCAGAAATCTTCTTTATTTAACAAGAGCAAATAGGAGTTTTATCAATGGCTAAAAAAGGACCAATTGGAAAAGTAGAAGGATTTTACATTGAAAATAATTATCTAAATGTGGATGTATCACAAATAGCTTCGGATTTAGATAGACCAAAAACATCTGTTGAAAACTACATTAAAAAGTTCCTAAAGGACGGAAAGAAAGTTGGTAGCAAAATAGGTGACCATTTTGCTAGAAGGCCGGGAGTTGTTACAATGACAGAAAATGCTTCAACGATGAGTGACTCAAAAAGAAAAAAAGTAGTTAAAAACCAAAAGTGTGTCACTAAAATAAAGCGTGATGAATAAATATATCTCAGGCTTTGAAAATTGGAGAAAAATATACTCTTCATCTACTCATGAAGAGAGAAAAAAGATATGGATTTGTATTGAAACATCAGACAAAATAGAAATATACCTCAGACAGTATGAAGATTGGTATTTATTCCAACAATATATTGATCAGAATAGCCTTAAAATAAACAAAATTGGGTTGAGATACAAATCAAATATTTTTTACATTGATACCGTTGAATCAGATGGCGTATACCTTATTAGATCTGTAAAGGGAGAGTTTGGTGGAAAAACCAAACAATGTTTTACAGTTGGTCTTATTTGTGGTAGTATAGTTAAGAAGACTATGGTATTGACGCCAGAATTAATTGAAGAACAATCTTACGAGGATGAAGTTGAAAACTGTTTTAAAGAAGCAATTGTTTACCATGCAAAAGAAAAAAGCTAGACCAGAACTATTCAATAAAGATTATCAGAAAAACTGGTCAGAAACTCACAAATACAAGCATATTCACACTGGTGAATATTGCACATTTGAAGCTTATGTTGCTGAATTATTAGTTCTTCGCCGTGCTGAAAAAATGAAACTCCCAAGACCAGGATATAAATTTTGGACAAAGGGAGATCCAAACCACTGGCTGTGGATGAAACAGCTCAATGCAGCACGAGCATTGAAAAAAAAATATAGTGAAGAAACTATATTAAAGGCTATAAATTCAAGGGAATTTGATAGACTTTTAGTCATAGGCATACAAAATGGCCGTGGCTGGAAAATAAATCCCCTTGCAGAAAAAGTCATCTTGATGTATCATAAGATGATGGAAGAGGAGAAGAACAGACCTCAACCACAGGAAATTGATATCGCTAAAAAAGTTGAAGAAGTTAGGACAAGAAGAACGCAATCTATTGTAAAAAAGAAGTCTATGTTTAATAAATTGAGGGATTTATGAGTAAGAAGAAGGGTCAGTCTTCTAGTAAGTTTTCTGATGATGTAATTAGCAACTCCGTTATCAGCAAGTATGGAGACGTTGTAAAAAGTGGTAAGGAAGTTCTAGATAATATTAATAGTCTAGAAGTCATTGGTGTATCTCCAGCATTAGATATTGCGTTAGGTGGGGGTCTTCGTGAGGGGTCTGTAGTTGTTATGACTGGAGATCCAAAGAGCGGAAAGACTACAACAGCATTACATTTTGCATCCAAGTGTCAGGCAAAGGGGAAACGTGTTATCTATATTGACACTGAAGGTAGAATGTCTGAACAGAATTTTACAGGAATAAAAGGTTTAGATCCAGATAAGATTCTTGTTATTCAATCTACAGATGATCGTATTCTGTCAGCAGAGGATTTTTTAAACATAGTTGAATATTACATTAATAATGATCCCGGTTGCTTGATTATCACAGACTCACTATCTAACATGGTTCCCGCTTGTGAATTAGAGGGTGAAGTAAGGACTGGTGTTCGCAACGCTCTACCTAGATTACTATCTATGTTCTTTAAGCGTATTAGTGGTACGCTCATGAAGAACAAAGTATTACTACTATGTATAACGCACAACATCGCAAATACTGGTGGATCACCATACGCTCCATCAAAAATGGCAGATTGTGGAAACATGTTACAGTATCAGGCTGGTACAAACATGGTTATTACCCATCGCGGTAAATGGCAAGTGCCAAAAGATAGTGGGCCACATGTTGGTCAGATTGCCAATTGGAATATTAAAACATCTTGTGCTGGCGGAAGACCTAACAGCACTGCTGAAAGTTGGATTAGATATGGCACAGGTATTGACGAAGTGCAGGAAGTTGTACAGATTGCCTGTGAGTTTAGGTTAATCAAAACCGCTGGAGCGTGGTATACAATTCAATGTGCAGTAGATGATATACAACATCCCACTATATCTAAAATACTTGCAGATAATAACATTAGTGATAAACCAGAAGATATAGAAAGATTTTTTAAGTTTCAAGGATCAAATAGCGTTCTAGAATTCTTGAACAATAATAATGAAGTAGCACAGTTTATTTACGAGAAGATCAAGGAACTATATTGATGAAGGTTACTGGAATTAATGGTAGGGAGTATATGTGGAATCTAAATCCATATTACATGAAAAAAGACAACGTAAGACCCAGATCAAAATTTCATCTTAGAGCAAGAGAATTGTTAAGTGAAATCTTTCACAGCTATAATATCCTAGAAGAAGTCAAACTACCTGGAAGCACAGCGACACATCGCAAAGGTGTGTTATATTTAGATTTTTATATACCACAAATCTTTAGGGCTTTTGAGGTTCATGGTCAACAGCACTATGAGCATACTCCGTTTTTTCACAAGACAAAGGCAGACTTTGTACTTGCAAAAGCAAAAGATGAAGATAAAATAGAATGGTGTCGATTGAACCATATACACCTTACCACATTAAAGTACTCCGACAACAAAGATATTTGGAGACAACAAATTGTCAACAGCGAGTGAAGACTTGAAGCAGCACATTGAATCCATTGATAACTATATCAATGAAACCAATACTAAATTTGCATCATTCAAGGAAGAATTCCTTCTGTATGCAGACATGGCTACAGAAAGTCTATCTAAACTAAATCAAGAAGAAACATTTAATGCTGCATACACACTATATAATTATGCTTCATATATTCAGGACGAGGTTAACAAAAATAAAATAGCCCTTAACTGGTGTACTGAGCAGATGGAGCGTCTTATAGCACAGCATTGTGATATGTTTGGCCAATACACGAAGCATGAATCAAAGAAACACATACTCTCCGAGGAGAATAGTTATGCAGCAAAACTAGAACAAATGCGGCTAATTGCCGAGAATAGACTACAATCATTAGATGGTAAAACCTATGAAATAAAACGAAAGGCAGACATTCTTTTGGAGAAAGGTAAAAGATTATGAGTATGGAAGATTTCGTAAAAACATTAACAGACGAGCAAAAGCAGGCATTGCTAAATGCACTATCAGACACAAATAGCATTGTAAATCAATTCGTTCCACAAGAAGTAAACAAGCAGACTGAAAATTTTGTAACTAAAACCAAAAACAATGAAACAAAAACAAACAGACCGAGGAGAGAACAAGTGAGAGGTAGAGAAAATAGATGGGAAGACACTGGAGAGTTTAGGGATATTGAAACGCCAGAAGTAGAAAGAACACCACGACGTAGACCTCCACCAAAGAAAATAGATGTTGAGTGTTCACATTGTGGTAAATCATTTAAAGTAGATTCAAGATTTGTTTATGGTGAATATTACCGATGTAATCGGTGTGTTGGTAGGAAATAAAAATGTCCGAATTGAATGATATTGGAGCAGAAAGAGCGGTATTAGCAGGTCTAATACAACATGGGATTGATGGCTATGTTATGGTTTCAGATCTCATTTCATATGAGACATTTGATAATTACAATAATCAGGTTTTATACAAATGTATACAGAAAGTTATAGAGAATGAACAGTCTGTAGATATCCCGTCTATCCTATCAGCCGCTGAACAGTTGGGTTTTTCAGAGAATGTTAATACAGCACAAGAACTAAAGTATATAAAGTCTCTATTTAGTTTTCCGGTAAATCATAATAATATACTAAGCTTTGCTGCTCAAATAAAAAAGTTTGAGTTTGCACGTAAGATTAAACATTTAACCGCAAAGATAAATAAAGATGTTGATGAAATAAATGGCACAGAATCTATCAATGATATTATACAGATATTAGAGAATCCAGTAACGGATTTTCTTAGAGAAGATGATGGTGGAGGCTTGCCAGAAAAAATTGGGGATGGCATCCATGATTATATACAATTTCTTGAAGAAAACAAATGTGACGTAATTGGTATACCAACTGGATTTAATAGTTATGATAAAGCTATAGGTGGTGGTTTAAGAAGAAAATGTGTTGACCTAGTATCAGCACGACCAAAGGTTGGTAAATCAGTATTTGCGGATAATGTAGCATTAAATGTTTCTTCTAAGAATATTCCAGTGCTTGTCTTGGATACAGAAATGTCAAAGGAAGATCACCTCAATAGACTTATAGCGAACATTAGTGGCGTTCCAATTAATGAAGTGGCAACTGGTCAATTTACTAACGATCCAGATAAACATGAGCAAGTTTTAGAAGCAATTAAAAAACTTGAGTCTATACCTTATAGTTATGTTAGCGTTGCTGGTAAGCCATTTGATCAGATATTAAATGTTATCAAAAGATGGGTTGTCCAAGAAGTAAAGAATGATGAATATGGAAGAACAAACGATTGTCTAATTGTTTATGATTATCTCAAATTAATGTCTTCGTCATCAATCACAAATAACATACAAGAATATCAAGCACTTGGATTTCAAATTACTTCATTACACAACTTATGTGTAAAACTTGATATACCATGTTTATCATTTGTACAGTTGAATAGAGATGGTATAACTAAAGAAAGCACTGACGCTGTTTCTGGATCTGATAGGCTTATATGGCTGTGTACTTCATTCTCAATATTTAAGATAAAATCACCAGAAGAACTTGCTGAAGATGGCCCAAATTCTGGCAACAGAAAACTAGTACCAATTGTTTCAAGGCATGGTGCTGGAATGGATAATGGCGATTATATTAACATGATGATGAATGGGTCACATGCTAAATTAACAGAGCTTAGAACTAGAAATGAAATGAAGAATCAGCCAATAGGTGACACGGGACTTGTTAATGACGCTACACTAGAGAAACTCAAGAAAAATGGAACTGAAGAGTATCAAGAAAGCTTTGAATGAAAATATTGAAATTGTTTTCAAGAAACTTAACATTGAATATGAAATACTTGGAGATAATATCTATTCAAAATGCCCAATACATGAAGGAAGTGACAATCCTAGAGCCTTATCTTTTTCTATTGATAAAGGCATATGGAAGTGTTGGACGAGAGATTGTCAATTTCATTATAGAAACGACATCTTTGGACTTATAGCTGGAGTTTTATCTGCAAACACCCACAGTGAACAAACATTTTCTGATGCACTAAAGTGGGGATGTGAACTATTAAATATTAAGCAAACTAAATCTAGCACAACTAAAAAACAGATAATAGAGAATGATCCATTCATGGATACTGTAAAAATATTATCTGAACACGATAAAGAAATAACACACGAAGCAATAAAAATTGATTTCAATATATCTACACCATCTGAATATTTTGTGAAACGAGGATTTAATAGTAATACTTTACAATATTTTGAAATTGGAGATTGCAACGAAAAATGCTCAATGTATGACAGGGCAGTTATCCCTATACATAATGATGATGGTTCTAATATCATAGGTATAATAGGTAGGTCTATTAAGGAGTACAAAAATCCAAAGTTTCTTTTTTACCCAAAGGGTTTTGATAAGAGATACTGTCTCTACAATTACCATAGAGCTATTGACAGCATAAATAAAACAAATACGTTATTCATCGTTGAAGGCCAAGGCGATGTGTGGAAATTATATGAAGCTGGAGTAAAAAATGTTGTTAGCATTCTTGGGAAAACAATCACAAAAGAGCAAGAGGCCAAGATACATAAATTGCCAATAACTAAGATTGTTATACTGACAGACAATGATCAAGCTGGGAGAGAGTCAAAAGTTCAAATTAAGCGACGGTTTGGTAGAATGTATAAGTTAATATTTCCAAAAATGACAGCCAAGGATATTGGTGAAATGAAAATCAAAGATATTCAAACTCTACTAAAAGGACTAGAGGGAAGTTACTAATGGGTAAAATAATAGGCATATCTGGAAGAAAACAATCTGGAAAAAATACTTTCGCAAACTATATAAATGGAAGTATTCTTAAATCACAAGAGATGATACAAGATTTCTTCATAGATGAGAATGGAAAACTTGTAATCAAAACAACAGATCACGATGGTAAGTCTGGCTATGGAATACTAGATGTTACAAGAAAAGATATGTCATTCATTGAATATGCAGAAATTGACCTTTGGCCATATGTAAAAGTTTATAGCTTTGCTGATTATCTAAAAGACATATGTATGAATTTGTTTGATTTTAGATACGAGCAAGTCTATGGAACGGATGATGACAAAAATACCTTAGTAAATATTAATTGGAAAAGTATGCCATATAGCAAGAAAAAGGGTAAAATGACATCAAGAGAATTCATGCAACACTTTGGAACAAACATTGTAAGAAAATTCAAAGATGATGCGTGGGTTGTAAATACAATAAGAAGAATTGTGTCGGAAGATTCTGAAGTATCTATAATTGCCGATGTAAGATTTCCCAACGAAGTAAATGCGATTAAAAATGCTGGAGGTGTAGTTGTTAGATTAACAAGAAACATTTTTGGAGACGATCATAAGTGTGAATCTTCTCTTGATCAGAATAATTTTGATTGGTCAAATTTTGATTTGGTTATAGATAATCAAGACATAACTATAGAAAATTTCTGTAAAGAAATAGAAAACAACAAACAGATTTGGGTTTAAAATGATAGTAACATATATTAGAAGTTCCTCATATAACAACGATGCTTATTGCCAAATGCAATATTTCATTACATATGTACTAGGGCATTATCAAAAGAGTGGGAAAAGGGCAGAATTAGGAACAATGGCCCATAAAGTTATGGAAGTTTTAGCTGGGTTAAAGAAATATGCACAAGATAACACAAGAGCAAAGATATTAAAAGTAAATGACGATGCTCTTGGGGAAGTAAAATTTCCCAAAAATAAGTTGTTTAGTAATGATACTGTTGATAAGTTGATTGAAATGAGCATTGATGCTTACGGCTCAAAGTCTCATCACAAGTTTTACAAAGGGGATAAAGAAAGTGTATCCGACACAGTGTGGACATTCTTAAAACATTCAGATGGATTATTTGATCCTAGAAATAGAAATATCCACCATCCAGAACCACATTTTGATATTCCAATTGAAGAAGATTGGGCTAAGTTTGAATACGAAATAAATGGTAAAATAATTCAAGGGGAACTTGCCATCAAGGGCACAATTGACCTTGTAACATTGATAAATGAGGATACAATAGAGGTAATAGACTGGAAAACTGGTCGCCGCATGGATTGGGCTACTGGAGAAGTTAAGGATTACAAGAAACTTGAAAAAGACGCACAATTGCTATTATACTTCTATGCTATATCCAAACTGTATCCAGAATTCCCCAATCGTATTATGAGCATTTTCTTCTACAAGAATAAAGATGGAGATGTAGACCCTGCACCGTTCAGTCTATGTTTTGGTCCAGAAGATGAACGTAGATTTCTTGATATGCTTAAAGAGAGAGTACAAGAAATTAGAGATAATATTAATCCCAAACCAGTTGATCCAAGCAGGACAAATTTTAAATGCAAATATCTTTGTCATTATCACAAGAATAATTGGCCAGGAACAGATGATAGTATGTGTATTCATATAGAGAAGCATTTAAAAGAACACGGAATGGATAAAACAGTTAAAGATTGCACCAGAGAAGGTTTTGATATAGGATATTACTCGGCACCAGGATAAAAAAATGAATAGATTATTAACCATAGGAATGTCAACATACGATGATTATCATGGAGTATATTTCTCAATACAGGCTTTGAGAATGTATCATGACATATTTAAGACAGATGATGTAGAAATTTTAGTAATAGACAATAATCCAGAAAGCCCACACGGTCAAGCGACAAAGAATTTTGTTTCTGGAACAAAAAATTGTAAATATATATCATTTACTGACAAGATAAGCACTGCTTCTAGAAATGAAATATTCAAACAGGCAGAAGGAAAATATTGCATGTCAATTGATTGTCATGTTTTCCTAGTCCAAGGTGCTATTGAAGCACTTTTAAGATATTATATGAAGAATCCAGATTGTAAAAATATTGTTCAAGGCCCATTAATATACGATGACCTACAGAATATTTCAACGCATTTTCACCCCCAGTGGAGGGGAAGTATGTATGGAACTTGGGAAACTGACCACGAAGGATTAAAAACAGGACAGCCTTTTGAAATACCAATGCAAGGTCTTGGGATGTTTTCCTGTGAAACAAAAAATTGGCCAGGATTTAATGATTTATTTAAGGGTTTTGGCGGTGAAGAAGGTTATATACATGAAAAATTTAGACAACTTGGCGGCAAAGCTATATGTATACCGCAAGTAAAATGGATGCATAGATTTGGTCGTCCAGATGGTGCAAAATACCCATTAATTCTTGAAGATAGGATATGGAATTATTTTGTTGGATGGCTGGAATTAACAAAAGATCCAGAACATGAAGTTATAAAAGGTGCATACGAGCACTTTAAAGATAAAATACCAGCGGGTAGTATAGATAATATACTGGAGCGCGCAAAGAAAACAATTTTAAAATAGGAGAACAAATATGCCACTTCCAAACAAAAGTAAAGATGAACAAAAAGATTCTTTTGTTTCACGTTGCATGAGCAATGAAACAATGAAAAAAGAATATCCAGATGAAAAACAAAGAGTCGCTATTTGTATACAACGAGCAGCGGCAGATTGTGGTTGCGTAGAAGCGGCAGATTTTCAACTACAAATGGAAGCCTATGGATATGAAGAAGAAATTAACGAAGATAATTTTTATGTACCATCAGATGATGAATATGTAGATTTTGGCGAAAACACAGAGGAGTGGAACTTTGCCGCTGACCGTCCAGGTTTATGGGAAAATATTCGCAAGAAAAAAGAACGAGAAGGTAAGAATTATAAGCCAGCCAAGAAAGGTGATCCAGATCGCCCAGACCCAGAAGCATGGAAGAAAGCTCAATCACTATGGAAGAAAACAATAGCTGAATACGAAGAAGGTCAGATGCAGCGTGAACAGTTAATGAAAATGCACCACCAACTCATGGAAATAGAAGAATATCTTGAAGGTATCAAGTTTGAAGATTGGACTAAAGATATGATTTCAAAGTCTGAAATTTATATCCAAAACATCTATGACTTCGTTGAGGCTAATAAACCAGAAGAATCATATGCAAAATTTAAGTACGAAGATCCAATGAGCGGAGAAGTTTACATATATAATAGAAAAGGTGTATATCGAAAAAATGGCAAGGTGTTACGATATGTTGGAACAGCATCCGAATATCAAGGTAAAAAGGTAACGCTTAATAAGCCGTTTAGAACTCCAAGTGGTCCCAAAAAGTTTAGCGTATATGTTAAGAATGAAAAGGGAAATGTTGTCAAGGTAAACTTTGGCGATCCCAATATGAAAATTAAAAAGAATATCCCAGAACGTCGCAAAAGCTTTAGAGCTAGACATAATTGTGACAATCCAGGCCCAAG